GATCCCATGAAACTGATTGCGAAGAAGCTCTGCAGCTTCGGAGGCAGGAAGTTCTTTATCGGCGACGAGATCCCTGCGGATCTGGTCATGAATCCCAAGGAGCAGGAGAAAATGGACGTTCTGAGCATCGTGAGCGAAGACGACCATCCCGGTTCCAACGGAGGCACCGTGAGCGTGAAGGTCCCTGTGGAGGAGGGCGAGCTGATCCTGGAGATCACTCCCGATGGCCTGCAGTCTTTTGTGAATTCGCTGATCGGCACCGCCGACGAGGCGAAAGCCACGATTGACGAGATGACCGACGGCGACGCCCTGATCCTGCTCCACATGACCGACACCCGCAAGTCTGTGAAGGCAGCTGCGGAGACCCGCGCCAAGGCTCTGAACGGCCAGGAGAGCGCAGGTGAGCAGTAATGCCTCCCACCTATTCCTACGATCCCACCAAAATCACCGATGGCGGCCGGGATCAGATGCGGTTTGAGCTGGGTGACACCGTCATCGACCTGGGGCCCATTGCAAGCCCCCTGTGCGATGAGGAGTACGACGCGATCCTGAAGAAATTCGGCGCAAACTGGCGGGGCGCAAAGCTCCGCTGCCTGGAGGCCATCTGCATGAAGCTGGCCTATGAGGTAAACACCAGCCTGGACGGCCTGAGCTATTCCCTTGCTGAGCGCTTCGACCGATGGAAGAAGATGCTGGACGAGGAGAAGAAAAAGGCCAACGCCGTTTCCGGCGTTCCCAGGGCGGGCTTCCCCGGAAGTCTCAGCCCCCATGGCCGGACACCGTATTTCTACAACGACATGCAGGCAAACCGCCGCAAGTTTTAATCCGAAAGGAGATGACAGCCCATGTCCTTCAGAGGACTGCTGCGGCCCGGGCAGGGATTCAAACCCTACACCGTGCTGCGGAGGAAAGGCGGCACAACCGCCACCGGCCGGCCCGTGACGGGCAAGCTGGAGCCCGATGGCGTGATCTGGGGCATCATCTCCCAGGCAAGCCAGAATGAGCGGGAGATCTGGAAGCAGAAGGGCCACCCGATCACCCACACGGTGATTCAGCGCGGCACCCATGGAGCAGCCGGTGCGGACGATGTGCTGGAGCTTGTGAAAACGGGCGATGATGGCAAGGAGATCCGCCGGCGCTTCCTGATCCGCGGCACCCGGGATCCCGGAGAGATCGGCCACTTTACAGTTTACGCCGTGGAGGAACGGGAGGATCTGCAATGAACATTGACAACCTCCTGGAGCACGAGGTGGAGCAATTCACCGACAGCATCAAGCATCAGATGGAGCGGCGGGCGTATCTCGCAGCAAACGAGATGCGAAACGCCAGCCAGCTGGTGCTGCGTGGCCAGAGAAGCGGCCGCCGGTACAAGGTCCCCGGCACCTACCGCAAGCAGCGGGACAAGGTGGACGGGAAGATCAAGCGGGGCCGGTACTATACGGCATCCGCACCAGGTGAGCCGCCTGCTGTCCGCACCGGTGTTTTCCGCATGAGCTGGCAGCCTACCTCCCATGTGGTGTTCGGATCCTACATCTCCCGGATCTCCAGCGATGTGATGACTGATAACGGGAAGTATAACCTGGGCGAAATCCTGGAAAACGGCACTCCGAAGATGGACCCGAGACCGTTTGAGGAGCCCATCATGGAGAAGGCCAAGAACAAGATCTTGCGGATCTACAACGCACCATATTTCTAAGGGGGACGGACGATGATTGAACAAGCACTCTATGAGCATCTGCTGAAGCAGAAGTCCCTCTTCCCTTTCCTGGCTGTCTACAATGGTCAGCCGGCCATTTTCAACCAGGAAGCTCCCTCCGATGTGGACGACCTGTGGAACGACGGCCCCCAGTACGGGCGGCTGGTTTTCGCGGTGGATCTGCAGGGAGACCCGGAGCGCATCATGGGCGGAACGCTGGTGGTGGACATCATGTGCAAGGAGGATGAGCAGTTCCCCGAGGACATTGAGCCCATCGTGAAGGATCTGATCCATGGGTATTTCTTCTCCAACGGCACGTTTACCACGGCCGCCCAGTGGAAGAATTCCTCCTATTTCACCCAGCCCACCGACCATGTCACCGGTTGCACCGTGGCTTTTGACCTGCTGGGCTTCCCGGTGCTGACCACGTCGGATCCCGATGTGATCGAGCGGATCAACGCATGGACCAGCGAGAGCTTCCCTATGCTGCATGTGATCAACTACGAGGCGCTGCCGGCTGCCGCATGGAAGCCGGAGGGCGAGGAGGCCGCCGTCTACTGGCGGATGGTCACAGATGATCCGGCCGGCTGGATCCCGGACACGTTCCAAACGATCTGGCGAACAGCCAATCTCAAATGCCATGTGTTTTCTGAGGATTTTGCTGCCGCGGCAGACGCAGCGCGAGGAATCGTCTTCCGGCTGTACGCGGTTAAGCGGCTGATGAAACAGGGGGAAGCCCCGATCATGGTCAACCGGAGGAACCGGCTGGATCTGAGCGCCGATCCCCTGCGGGCGGGGCAGATCGCGGTGGAGGCCACCTATGGCGTCATCGTACAGTTTGCCAACGAAAACCACCTGCAGGGCATCAGATACGACAAAAACTGAGCATCGGAAGGAGAACCGATCATGGCAAGCAACAAGGAAAAGGCCGCGGAGCCCGCTGTGGAAAACCTGGCGGAGATCAAACCCGCCGAAAGTATTTACACCGCCGCCGAGCTGGCCGGCAATTATAAAGCGTTTGGTACATACCGCGAAATCGTTGTAGTCGCCCTGCGTCTGGCAGGGAAAGAGCAGGCGACCTTCCCGGAGGCTAAGCGCATCATCGAAAACTTCAAGAACAAGGAGGTCAAGTAATCTATGGCTATCTTTTTCAAAGAGGGCGAAACTAAGATTCGCCCCGGCATTTACCAGCGCTATGAAAATATCGGCTTCAGCACTCTGGTGGCGGCTCAGGACGGCATCTGCGCCATCCCCGTCCGTTCCAGCTGGGGTCCCCTTGGCAAGGTTGTGAAGAACAACCGCGCCGCTGATCTGGCCAAGAACTACGGCGCCGGCACCTATGGCGCAGGCTACACCGTTCCCGCTGCTGAGGCAATGTTCCGCGGCGGCGCTGTGACCGTGTACACCTACCGCATGGGCACCGGCGGCGCAAAGGCCAGCCTGACCGTCGAGGGCATGACCGTCACCGCCAAGCATGTGGGTACTCTCCCCATCAGCGTGGCCGTGCAGGTGAGCCTGGGCGACAGCGCCAAGAAGCAGTTCCAGGTTTACACCGGCACCACTCTGGTGGAGTCCTTCCCCTTCGCCGCCGATGGCGTCAAGGAGGGTGAGAACCTGATCGCTGCCGTCGCCAACTCCAAGTATGTGGAGCTGAGCGCGGAGACCGCTCCCGCTGTGGTTCCCGTTCTGCCTGTGGCTTCCGGCGCTCTGGCCGGCGGCGAGGATCCCGTTGTGACCAACGAGGACTACTCCAAGGCTTTTGCCGCCTTCGAGGGCTACTACTACAACACCATCGCTCTGGACGTGGACGACGATGACAACATGACCCTGTCCCTCATGCTGCAGGCCTACAAGGAAGCAGCCTATGAGATGGGCAAGCTGGGCATCGCCGTGGTTGGCGAGAAGACCAGCGTGGACTTCATCAACCGCCTGGCCCATGCCAGAATGTTCAACGACTACAAGGTCGTGTACCTGGGCGGCGGCTGGATGAACGGCGCGGACAGCATGGATGGCGTTATGGCTATCTGCTACACCGCCGGCGTCATCGCTTCCACTCCTTCCAACAAGGGCATCACCCACACCGTCATCAACGGCGGCACCGAGCTGTGCGAGGCTCTGACCTACTATCAGTACGAGGAAGCCATCCTCAGCGGTATGCTGATGGTGAGCATGTCCACCGACGGCGAGATCTGGTACGACTCCGCTGTCAACACCTTCCTGTCTCCCATTGACACCGTCAACGACGAGGGCTGGAAGAAGATCCGCCGCGTGAAGGTGCGCTTCGAGATGTTCGACCGTCTGGATCGCGCTCTGGCTCCCAAGGTGGGCCGCGTGTCTGCCGACACCGACGGCATTGCCGATGTGATTCAGACCGGCCAGCGGATCCTGGATGCCATGGCGGACGACGAGCACAAGCTGGCCTCCGGGCCCAGCTTCGTGGAGGATCCCGACAATCCCATGGTCGGCGACAGCGGCTGGTTCGCCATTCAGGCCGACGACCTGGATTCTCTGGAGAAGATCTATCTGCGCTATCAGTTCCGCTATAGCCAGAATTCTTAACAGGAGGAGCTAAGAAATGAACAAGAACAACACCCTCAACACTACCGAGCTGATGACCGGCAAGGACGGCCGCCTGTTTGTGGAGTTTAACGGCGTGAACATGTTCCTGGCAGAGATCAACACCTTCGCCGTGAACATGAACGTCAACACCACCGAGAAGCAGCCTGTTGGTTCCATTCTGGTCCACCGCATTCCTACCGGCGTCACCTTCGATCTGACCTACACCGAGATGGTGATCCGCGATGACCTGATCATGGAGCCCCTGCTGGCTGCCATTCAGGAGGGCCAGATCCCTGTTTACAACTTCCAGGGCGTGGCATACAAGCCCGACGGCCAGGAGCAGCGCCTGACCTTCAACGGTGCCGTTCCCAACGGCAACTTCGGTCTGATGAGCCTGACTCCCGGTGAGGTGATCGAGCGTGAGCAGAGCTTCGCGCTGAACCAGATCCCCAAGTTCATCTCTTCCCTGGCATCCACTTACCTGCAGTAATTTCAATCAGGGGCCCCGCAATGGGGCCCCTTACATAAAAAAGGAGGATTTTCCCCATGGCAACCAAGGCAACTGAGAAGAAGGACATCACCGGCCTGGATCAGGCCAGCGACCGCCGCGAAGCCGAATATGATCTGGTCACTTCCCTGCTGAGCGCGGCAGAATACAGACTCAGCGAGGAATCTATTTCCACTGTTGACATCAAGAGAGCGGGCAAGTTCCTGTTTTCTGTAAATATCCATCCCATCAGCGAGGCCGACCTGCGGACAGCCCGCAAGAAGGCCACCCTCTACATGCCCAACCCCAACAACAAGAAGCTGCCTCCCATCGAAAAGGACTTCGACACTGCAAAGTTCAATTCGTGGATCATTTACCTTGCGACTACCGAGGAAGATCAGGAAAAGATCTGGGGCAACAAGCAGGTGATGCAGAA